ATCCAAATACAGAATTGTTATATCAAGGTACTCAACTAAGAAATCATGGTTACACATTTAAGATGATTGCTCAAACTGAAACAGAAGCAAAAGCGATAGATAAAATTGCTACAGTATTCAAACAAGCAGCAGCACCAAAAGGGAATACTGCTAAAATTTTAAATGCCAATGTAAGAAACTTTATTGGCATTCCTAATGTATGTAGAGTTTCTTTTCACCAAGGAGGAGAGACATCAGAAGAACATTTATATCTTCCAAGATTTAAAACATCTGCCATAACAAGTGTAAGTGTTGATTATATTACCGAGGGACAATACATGACATTTGAAGATGGAAGACCAATAGGACTAGGACTACAAGTTAATTTCAGAGAACTCAAACTACTCTTTGCTGATGAAATTGGTGAAGGTAACACTAAGTTTAGATAATCATGGCATACTTCAACAGACTACCTAACGTAGAGTACGATAAAAAACCTTTGACGTTTCCATATTCGGAAACAGAATATGTTCTTGTCAAAAATTTCTTTCGTCGTTACAAGTTATCCGAATCATCTTTCAACTACAATACTTTGTTTGATAAGTATGCCATGATTGATACTGATAGGTTGGATGTTTTAGCAGATAAATTTTATGAGAATCCAGAGTATGATTGGATTATCGCCATCACCAACAACATCTTAAATACTTATTCTGATTTACCAAAACCAGAGACAAGACTATACGATATGGTAAACGAAGCATACAAAGATGCTCCTGGTAATCAGTCTGTACTTCCTGCTGATAGAATTCATCACTACGAAACCAGAGAAGTGAAAGATAGTGCTGGTAGAGTTGTGCTACAATCTGGATTAAAAGTTGAATCTACTTTCTCTAACAGTCCACTTAAACCTAGCGATGGAAAATTCTATTATTATGATAGCGGATCAGGTGCTACTATGAAAGTAAATGGCAGTAGTGTCATCACGGCAATCACGAACTATGAATATGAGTTGAAATTAAACGATGTGAAGAGAGAAATTTATATTTTAAAACCTCAATTCGTTCAAGAATTTATTTCGCAATTTGAAGCTGGCATGGAATACTCTAGATCATCAGCTTACGTTGACAAAACGACAAAACTTTCGGGTAAATAAAAGGGGGCAGATGCCCCCAACTTATCAGTCTTCTTCAGCGAGACGAGCAAAGTAACTTAGAGCATCGTCATCATCGTCAGTTCCAGCAGCAACTGCTACCTTAGGTAGGGCAGGTTCACGGCGAGCAACGGGAGCGGGAGCAGAGAACTCTTCATCCTCTTCCTCATCCATCACGCGAGTCACCTGAGCGGCGCGGGCAGCAGCAGGAGTCTGGGTGATACCCAGCACCAGATTCAAACGCTCCTCCAGTTCTTCATAGCTCTTGAAGTTATCAGGAGATACGAATGCTTGGAGGGAGTGTGCCTGACGCCAAATGTTTTCCAGTTTGGAATCATCAGCGGCGAGAGCAGAAGGAGCAGCGAACTCAGACTTGTCGTAGTTCCAGTAACCAGCAACGTTGGTGATCTTCAGTTTGAAGTTAGCACCTTCCCACAGATCGAAAGGATTCACGGGAGTCTCATCTTCAAACTCAGGTTGCATAGCAGCGGTAATCTTATCAAAGATTTTCTTACCGAACTTATACAGGAACACTTTGCCTTCATTATCGGGGTTTGCTTTATCGCTCACCACATAGATGTTAGCGTAGTAAGTCAGTTTACGCTTCTGCTTACGGGCAGTTTCTTTATCAGCATCACGACCACTATTCCACAGGCGACGATTCACCTCACCCACAGGATCTTTCTGACCCAGAGTGGTGAGAGAGTTCTCGATATACCAACCACCATCACCTTGAAAGGCGTGGGAATAGAGTTTCACGAACGGGATTTCCTCACCATCAGGAGCAGGAAGGAAACGAATAACAGCAAAACCATTGCCAGCGGCGTCAACGCTAGGTTTCCAGAAACGGTCATCGGAACTGGAAGTGGAGTTTGCTTTCTCAAGTTCCTTAGTCAGAGAAGCAAAGGAGTTTTGAGATTTGCGCTTGAGATCAGCGAAAGACATAGGATTACCTCGGATTGTTTTGGATTTGGTCTGTGTGACACCTCATCACTTAGTCATCATACCACGGGCAGAGGTCGGTGTCAACCCTCTGCCTCGATCTCTTTTTCAAACTCGTCGAGCTTGTCAAGCATGTTACGCATCAAGGAGAGAACATCTTGCGTTTCCCACCATCCATAAAGCATCTTGGCACCTTGTTCAATCTGCTCACACATTTCTACTGCGCGAGGATCATCAGAAAGTTTGAGACGAGTGTAAAAGATTTGTTGTTTTTCAACTAGAGAACGAACAACATTAATATATTCAAGTTGATCTTCCTTGCTTCCTTTCATGGGAGAAGCAAGTGTGAGTTCCATTGCTTTCATTTGTAGGAACTCCATTTCTTTCGCCTCGTTACGGACGATATCTGAATCAAAGAAGTCGCTCATACTAACATTAATTTTGCTCTAGATGTTTTTTTGATGAAGTTCAATTGTTGAGCTTCATGTTTTAGTTTTTCTTTTAGTGGTTTTGAAATCAACTTGGGCACAGTCTCCAACTCAATATCGTTGATATCACAATAATGAATGATAGCATCAATATAGCTCATTGAATCACTGTTCACAAGCGTCTCCACTTCTGAAGAGAATCTTGCAACTGTCATAAATTTTTCCTGTAGTATATTATCCTCCATAGATTTCCTGGTAGAGTGCGCGTAGTTCGATTAGTCTATCGAGATATTCTTTTTTTGGTTGCTTGATAACAACTTGCGTATTGCCATCTTCGCAAGCAACGATAGTTACAAGTTGTTTGATGCGTGTATTATATAGTTCGTAAAACATACAACCATATGCTGTTTCTTGAATATAATAATCTTCCATCCATTCTTCACGCTTCTCTTCCTTTGAGGTTTTGAAGTCAATGATGGATGGAATACCATCAAACTCACCAATACAATCAACTCGCCCAGCTACTTCTAGGTGATCTGAGTATAATGCTGCTTCTTGTAAATAGACCTTAGTGATTCTATTGAGTGTTGGCACAGCATTTTTGAACATCAAAAGGGGGAGGGGATTCCCTTTGAAGTTGCTTTCATTATAGCAGTTATTCAGAAAATCTTCAACTATTTTGTGGAAGTGAGTACCACGAGTAGCAGAGCGATTAGAAATTGCCTGTGCTTTATCAGCACCCACACGCTGTCTCCACTCATTGAGTTTCTTTTTCTTCTTCGGGCACACCCCAAGAACTGTAGTAATAGATGGATACTTACCACCAGAAGGAACAGGGTAAACCCTGCGACCATCTACCATAATAGGTTCCAATTCAATGGGGGCGAATGACGAAGAATGAATAAACATTTAGAATCCCAAATTAATTTTACTAATCAGATAAGAACGAACAAGTCCAGAACGAACAATGTCTTGAACACCAAACTCAACAGAAGCAAACTCTTCCATTGTACCAATGATACGCTGGAAGTCAAGGATACCGTTGCGTTCATTAGTGCGAACTAAGTCAGTCTGTTGAACGTCACCAGAGAAGATGATCTTACAATCCTGACCAACACGGGTAATGATAGAGTCGAGTTCATGGAAGTTTAGATTTTGCATTTCGTCAACAAGGATAATACAATTATCCATTGTGGTTCCGCGAAGGAATGATGTAGACCAGAAGCTAATAGTTCCCTGAGTTTTTAGATTACCATACAGTAGTTCAAACTCCTCATCAGTGGGAAGTTCAAACATATACTTCACCATATTCTTATAAGGAATTTGGTAAAGCGATGACTTATCTTCATGGTCTCCAGGTAGGAAACCAATCTCACGGGTTGCTACAAGAGAGCGAACAATGTATACCTTTTCGTATGGAGTATTCTCATTAAGAACATCCTTGAGTGCTAGGTAAAGTGCCACGAATGTTTTACCAGTTCCAGCAGCACCATAAGCAAATAGATGCTTATCATTTTCCCACTCTTCAAACATCTTGCGTTGTGCTTCAGTAAGTGGTTCAATATCCTTAGCGAAATAATCCATGTTTAATGGTTTCTTGCGCTTCATTTGTTTGACGCTCATTCCCGATGGAACAGCTTGCTTTGTTTTACGAGTTCTTACAGGCATATTAGAGACGGTTAATGTTAGATCCAGGTGTATCTGCGGCACGATTGATGATGTGTTTCCAATCGCTATCGGTTTTGTTTTGCCAGTTTCCTACTTCAGATACCGCGTGTAGTATAGTGGGCATCTGAGTAATATGAGGATTAGCTTCAAGATAAGGTTCTCTTTCTGCCATCATCATCCACTTTTCAAACTCTTCACCTGTATTATTATCTTTGAATTTGTAAGTTGGCATCTTCAGTAAACCATGATGGAGTGGTGGAAGGAGATTTCCATTTCGCAAATGAAATTTTATCTCCGATATAATAGTTACGATATGACTGGATGGTATCTCCAGGCACTTTATATTTATCTGGCATTGCGGGGGGCGGATCTATCCATCCTGCTTCTGGTATGTTAAATGGAGCAACCCAAAGATAACTAATCAAACTTTCTGTGCTATGATAATTTTTATAGCGACGGGTATACTCTACACAACAGTGCTGAAACAAATCGAATAACCAACGATAGTGCGAGCGAGATTGTCTAACCCATACAGCAGATGGATGGTTGATGTGACAAGCTTTATAAAGCACATCTTCCCGTGGTTTTTCTAATCGGTAACGCTTAACTGTTTTACCTTTGGGAGATTTTTGCGTATAAGGAATGCCGTCGAGCACACGATGAGCAGTGGAAAGAAGCTGAGCGTACTCAACAATCATTTTAACCACATGCTTATCGCAATGCTCGGCGGCACAAGTACGAGGGTCGTAACTGAGGTAGAAGATATTCATGGGGTCTTCGTGGTTGACCCCATTATATCACCATTCCATGGCTTCCGCAACCGTTGGGAACTGGGTTTTAAAAACCTCTTTACATCCCTCAGCAATCTCCATGTGTTCCCTTTGAGTACCATGGGCAGAGCGAAGGTCAATGTAATGAATCCATGAGCGACATGAGCCCGTCATGTAGATCCTTGTGGGCGTTGCCAGGGGCAACACAAAGCGAGCACACTCCTTAGCGACTCCCGCCTCTAGGAGACGCTTATAGAGGTTGTTGGCGGCGGTGAAGTGCTCAGCAATCTCTGCTTGAAACTTCAGTTTCACATAGTCTCCAAGGTCGTCAGTGGAGTTCTGACGATTCTTAGTATCCTGACGACGAAGATCAGGTACAGGAATATTTTCAGTAATTAGATTTGTATCAGCATAACGCTGTGAAAACTCTTGGAATGTGAAGCTCCTGTGACGAAGCACTTGTGCCGCGATGCCACGAGTTGTTTCAATCTCAAGTGTCATATGAGATTGTTCAAACACAGACCAATGATTATGCTCAATACAATAACGAAGTAACCCCGCATAGTTTTCGTTATCTTGATTACTAGGGTTAGACACTCTAGCAATATATGCCATTGTCTTTTCCGCATCTGGTGTCACCGAAATAAGTTTAACCGTCATTAGATTCATCCTTCACTTGTTGTTTTAAGTCCATCATTTGTATTTGAAATAATGGATTTTTTTCTAGGCGACGAAGACGTTTTACAGACTCGCGTATTTGTAGATACTTTCTTTTATCAATTTCAGAAGCATCTGGTGGCGGTGGTTTCAACGCATCATTAGCATAGAACATATTTCTTTGTACGATAGGAGACTCGTAGTTCTCATCGTTTAAAATTTCTTCTTCACTATTCAATTCAATATTATCTTCATTCATATATCAAGTAAGACGCAAGGATAAAGTTACTGAAATAACATCACCACTGGTCTGAACATTGTATGGACCAGTAGAAAATTTTTCTGCCAAAAGTAAAATACCAGAAGCGTTAGTTACATAGTAACCATAGATATTTCCTTTTGGTGCTGTGAATGTCCAAGTTTGTTGTGGATATGAAGCTGAAGGAGGAGGACCAGCACTAACTGTCCACGAAGAACCAGTTAATACTTTAGGAGTATATCCATCTCCAGTAGTAACTTCAGTTACAGAAGCAACAACAGTGCTATCAGTGATAGCAGAGTTATTAGAAAACAACCTTAGTGTTAATGCCTCTACGGTTGTATCACTTCCAACAAGATAAGACAACGCTTGTGTCTTTGCTGATTGATTAATAATCATTTTACCTCTTTTTCTTTTGTTCTTTTGACGGGGAATCCCAAAGCTTTGGATTAACTCTCCCCTCAGATTGTTTCCAACCCTTCAAACCCTCTCTATATCTATCCCAGTAATAATCAAAAATTTCGATTTGTTTATCTGGAATAACTAAATCATATGCGAGTGCTCCATCAATTTCATAGGTAACTAGATAAGCATTATAAGGTAAACCACGAT